CGGGATATCTGCTGATTGCTCTGGCTAAACAGAAGACGGGCGAGACTTCGGTCTCTCTCACGCAGTTCCTACGCAACCCGATTTGGTCCGAACGTCACAAGTACTCGCAGCCGGATTCGGCATACTATTTCTACTACCGGGTATGATTGATAGAAGTCAGTTCCCCACGGCTCTGATGAGGGACTTTCATTACCAGTTTGTTCCTTCTGGTCTTAGCGAAGAGTATCAGAGTTTTGCAGGCATAATTCCTTTCGGTCAGGGAAGCCCTATTTTTGAGGCAACATCCACGCCCCTGTCTGTAACTCCAATGACTACGGGGACTATCCCTTATGTTGAAGGTCAAGTCTTCAAGGAAGGATGGATCATTGTTCTTTATGCAGGTCTTTTCGGAAGCGAAACAAACATGACTGCGCGTATCACGGCATCGGATGACGTATCTTTTACTTTTCAGGCTTATGAAGCAAAAGGATCTGGAACATACAGTTTTTGGACTATTGTAACCCAATGGAAGAACGCCGAAAATTACATCCAGAACCCGGTGTATTCTGCCAAGGAGATTTCTTCCCGAAACTTCAGCCCAATCTACGCAGATTTCCAATGGCCTTACGCAGGCGAGAGCAACACCGTTATCACAAGCGACACCGAACTCTACAAGGCCGGATACACGGACTATTCCTATAAAGGACGGACAATCGTTACGGAAGACGAATATGACATTAACCGTCCTTACGTCGGAGTGACCATGAGTTACTCTCTGGAAGTCACGACGACCACTACCGTTAAAACATGGAATTACCTAGTAGACCCCCCTGTCGAGGACATCGTCATTGTAACGGAAAAAAGTGGAATTACTGAATCTCACACTTTCAACGAAGACAGCTTTAGTAAGACAGACCCCGGATACCAGCCTGGTAGCCCATCTGTTTATGAAAACGGTCAACTAGTTTCTTTCCCCACCCCCTCGTCCTGCATCAAGGAAACTGGGCCATTAGGGACGATCCAAGTATTCAAATACGATAACTACTTTGAAGAGTACGAGCCTGGACTGTACCGGCCGACCATCTCTACTGTAATAGAGAAGCAATTTACTGGATTCAAGGAAGGTTACCCTATCAGTCCTGCTTCGTTCTTCCACCCGGGTTGACCCCCCTAGGGGTCTGTTGACATACGGCTAAACCCAAACGGCAAACCATGTCTTGCACCAATCATCAGTTCAAGCAGGGGGTAACCTTCAACGGTGCCGGAACCTATGCCACCGAGCCGGGGTGGCCTGCTAACCTGACCGGGGTGACCATCGTCACCGCGCTGCGCGACTCCCGCAACAAGCTCCACTACCTCGACGTGGCCATTACCAGCCCGACGACCTTCACCGTCTCGTCCAACCAGACCCAAGAATGGCACCCCGGCACGGCCTACTGGGATATCCAGTTCTTCCAGAATACGACGGAAATCTTCTATTCGGCCACCGTCCGCCTGGAGATTATCCCCAACGTAACCCCTAACAAAGTTTCCACCTGATGGCCTTCACGATCAGCATCAACGACCAAGCCGCCTTTGAAGTCCTGTTCGCTGGCCCCGCCGGCCCGACTGGACCCCAAGGTCCGCAGGGACCGCAGGGCATTCAGGGGGTCAAGGGTGACCAAGGCATTCAGGGCATCCAAGGCATTCAGGGCATCCAAGGCGTCAAAGGCGACAAGGGTGACCAAGGTGACCAAGGCATTCAGGGTATCCAAGGTGACCAAGGCATTCAGGGCGAAAAGGGGGACAAGGGAGACCAAGGCGACCCCGGACCCGGCGTCCCTCTCGGCGGCACGGGTGGCCAGTTCCTGACCAAGGTCGATTCCGTCGACTACAACACCGCCTGGACGACCCTCTCCCTCGCTGGTTACGCCACTGAGTCTTGGGTGACGGCTGGTTTCTACCCTCTCACGGGTAACCCCAGCGGTTTCCTTACCTCCTCCGCGCTGACGCCGTACCTGACCATCAGCTCGGCTGCTTCGACGTACCAGCCTCTGTCTGGTATGTCCTCCTACTTGACCAAGGCCGGCAACCTATCTGGCCTGACCGACCTCGCCTTGGCACGGGATAATCTTCAGCTCGGATTGCTTAACTCCCCGACCTTTGCCGGCCTTACCATTCAGGGTGCTGGTGCTAATGTCGCCCAACTCACCTCGACCGCCCTGACCCTGAACCATACGGACTACGGCCAGTTCACGATCCAGCCGTCGACGGGCATCACGTTCCCCGACGCCACGGTCCAGACGACCGCCTTCACCGCTGCACTTCTCTCGGGCTACGCCACGGAGTCTTGGGTGACCGCTGGGTTCTACCCGCTTGAAGGAAACCCCGCTTCATTTGCTACGGAGTCGTGGGTCACTTCGCAAGGCTACGCCACGGAGTCTTGGGTAACGTCGCAGGGCTATCTCACGACCGCGATCCTCGACGGCTACGCCCTGCTCTCCGGCGCTTCGTTCTCTGGATCCTGTGACTTCATCAATGGGCTTAGTTCAAGCGGAACTGTCACTTTCCAGGATAATGGGCATCTTGATGCGTCTGGAGTAGATTTAGATGGCCGTTTTCGCATCCGCTTCGGACCATTTTCTGGCGGCGCTTCAAATGTCGCCTGGGGTGATTTCGGTTTTAATGGGACTTACCTTGTCTACGGCAACGGCCAGAACCAAACCGAAACAGTTGCTTCGCAGACTTGGGTCAAGGCTGGATTAACATTCACCGGGAAGGTAAACATGGCCGCACCTACGGCTGGCTCGGCTTCTCTCAACCTTGGCGTAGGGACTGCTCCGACAACCTCTGTTGCGGGGGACATCTGGATTGCCACCAACATCAATTACAAGGACGCCGCAGGGACGCAAAAGGCTGTTGCGAATACCAACACATCCAACACCTATACTGCTCCGCAAATCATTCAGACAACTGTTGGGACTGTTAATGCCGCCTTGCGGGTTACGCAGCTTGGAACTGGCAACGCTCTGCTTGTTGAGGACCAAAACACCCCTGACACTTCCGCGCTCGTCGTGGACGCTTCCGGCAACGTCGGCGTCGGCGTCGCAACTGGGTACACTTCCACGTCTAAACTTGAAGTCGTCGGCAACGTCAAGGGTACGACCCTTTCTACCGCCTCTGGCCCTGCGTTCTCGTTGGACAGCATTGTGTCCCACACAGGCGGCTCTGACACCAACGACCTACTCGTCACCATCGGTGGCGTGAACTACCGCATCGGAATGCGACTCGCTTAACTTATGATCCTTGCAATCCTCTCCTTCCTCGCCGGCCTGGTAACGGGCGTCCTCGTCATGCGGAAGCACTCCGCCAAAGCGTCCGAACTAGAAGCCAAGGGCAAGGCCGCTCTCGACGCCCTCAAGGGACGATGAACGCTCCTCGGCCCCACGACCCCGAACTTGCCAAGGTTCGCCTCGCCGCCGAAATCGAGCTGCGTAAACTGGAGTCCGCCCAGACCGCCAAGGAGTCGGCGTCCAAGTACCTCGGCAAACACGCCATCCTTTACATCGTCGTCCTCGTCCTGATTGGCGTCGGCTCGCTGGCCTTCCTTCCCCCGGAGTCCCACGCGCCAGTCATCGGCCTGGTCGCCGGCGGCGTCACCGCCCTCATCGCCATGCTCCAAGGCATCGTCGGCACCGCCGACAAGGCCGAGAAGCCTGACCGTCCCGAGGTCGACATCATCAAGGACTTGGTGGCCCGTCTCGACAAGAAGGCCGAACCCATGTCCGTCGAAGTCGATAAGGACAAGGTCACGGTCAAGAAGGGCGACGATAACAAGGCCACCTTCACCCGAGAAGGCTGATCATGCGAAGGCTCCTAGTCATAGCCCTAGTGGCGTTGGCTGGGTGCAAGTCGTCCAATCCCGTCGACGCCCCCCTGCCCAAGCAGCCGGACGCGCCGACCAAGCCTGACGTCGTCGCCACCCTCGGGAAGGACTTGGACAAGACGGATCACCGGGTCGGTGCCGCCCTCGTCGCCATCGAGCGTAACGCCGACAAGCCCAAGGTGGTCGTCGCCGAGTCCCGCCTAGCCCAATCGTACCTCCCCCCTCCCCCGCCTGCGGATATTGCGTTTGCCGAGGCTCGCGCAGCCAAGGCAAGCGAAGTCGACTATGCCAAGCAGATGGCCTTCGGTCGCCAGCTCGCCACCGCCGTCAACAAGGCGTGGGATAAACTGGAAGCCGACCAGGCGGAAGCCAAGCGAGTCTCCGGCCTGAAGGATGCCCGTATCGCCGAACTCCAGAATGAAATCGAACGGGTCAAGAAGGATGCCTCCGCCCAGACTTGGACGCTCGTCGGTGCGGGACTAGCCGCCATCGGTGCATTGACCACCGCCTTCCTCGGACCCCGCATCGGCATCCCCCTCCTGCTCTGCGGGGCGTTCTGCGGCTCTGTGCCGTTCATAATCGACAGTCCGTATTTTGAATACATCGCCGGGGCAACCCTGCTGATCGCCGCCGGCCTCGGACTCTGGTGGCTCGCCGATAAGGTACGGGATTCCGTACGCTCCAACGACCATGACGAAACGCCGCCAAAAGAGTAAGGTCAAGTGGGTCAAGCTCGGTCGCCAGCGAGCCTGGGGTCAGGCTACCATCGGCGAAGGGCTGATTGAAATCGACCCCCGCCTCGGTGCCAAGCGGCAGTTGGAAGTCCTCTGCCATGAGCAAGTCCACCTGACCTTCCCCGACCTGTCGGAAGCCCAAGTCGACCGCGCCGGCAAAGACCTAGCCGCCGTCCTCTGGGATCAGGACTACCGCCGAGTCCTCCTAGCCCCCAACGCCAAGCCCCCCAAGATTTCGTGAGTGCTGCCATCCCCCCTCCCACCCCGGACGATATCCCGATTAGCCTGCGCGACGTGGGCATGGGGTTCGCCATTGGAGCCTTGTCTTGGCTCGTCCGCTACTTCTGCTCGACCGAGAAGCAGACCCTAGGGTACATCGCCCGTCGCACCGCCACCGCCGGCCTGACCGCCATCCTCGTCGGCATGGCCACCAAGGGGTACTTCAACTCCGAGGGCATGGCCTTCGGTGCCGCCGGTGCGGCGGCTTACGCCAGCCCCGAATTGGTCGACTACGCCCTTTCTAGGCTTCGGAAGGGTAAGTAGTCACCCCTGACCCTGAAAAGCCTGCCACGGGGCGGCTAGGCGTCGTATTTGGTGCCTTGGTAGTACAACGCCGCCCCCACCTTGCGGGGTTCGATGATTCCGTTCGTCACCATGGCCTTAATCAGGGCTTCCGCCTGGTCCCTCTGGAGTTTGTGATCCGCCACCAGTTCCTCCAGCAAAGCCCCCCGGCTCAAGCGGGGCTTGGACTCAAAGTGCCGATACTGCTGCCCGACCTTGAGCAGCTCGAAACCGCCGGCCAAGGGGGCGACCTCCCAGAAGACCCGGTCGTCGGCGTGTTTCAGTTTCAGGACAAGGGTGGGCTTGCCGTCGGGCGTCCGCATCCCGGCTTCCTTGCCGCGCTTGGACAGATTGAATGAGAACACAGGCAAGTCCTTCGACTCTCGGCGGATGTTCAGCACGGCGCGGACGTAGTTCACCAACTCCGCCCCGCCCGTACCGCTGTACATCATGTCCGAGAAGGTCTGGCCGTCCGTGACCTCCTTGGCCTTCGGCTTGCCTTCGTGGTGGATCAGGATGGCGATGCAGCCAGTCTCCTTGAGCATCGGCTCCAGCAGACCACGGCAGAAGTTCGTCACGTCGACGTTGTCGTTGATGTTGCCGCCGATGTAGGCCATCAGCGGGTCGAGTACAATGACGTCCAACTTATGCCGGACGATGATCTTACGGGCGAGCTGGATGATATCCTCGCCGCGCTTGGACGACTCGTTGAAGAAGTGCAGGTTCTGCCTGACCATCGCCTTCTCGTCGTTGTTAAGCCTCATGCCGGACATGACGCCTTGGAAAGACTGGGCCATGTCGCCGACGTCGCCCTCCGCCTGGAGGACGCCCATCTTCAGCGGGTGCTTCGCCGGGATGCCGAACAGTTCCCGTCCGCAAGCCCACGACATGGCCATCTGCATGGCGAAGGAAGACTTGCCGATGCCGGACTGCGCGGTGATCAGCAGCGAGCCGCCCTTCTGCAACCAGCGTCCGTGGCCGATGACCGTGTTCGGGTCGTTCAGTACGTCGTAGTTCTCAAGGACGTCGGTCGTGACCTCCTCGGGGAAGTCCTGACCCTCCCGCCACGCCATGAATTCGTCCCAGTCCAGCGAACCAATCTTGAACGCCACAATCTTCTGGTCGTTCTCGCCGCGCATGATGCCCCCCAGCCGGCTCCAGCGGGAAGGGTTCTTATTCTGCGGGTCGGGTTCGTGGTCCGAAAGGTAGTCATACACCGTATTACGGCGTTCCTCCCATTGCTCCTTGCTCTGGGCGTCGACACGCACCCAGGCGTGAACGGACTTGCCGCCCGAGTCGACGAGCAGGCTGATGGGCAGGTTGGACTGCTGGAAGATGGCGATCTGCTCGTCCTTGGCCTTCTTGTCGAACTCGACCAAGACGTGGCGGTAGGCCGACACCGAACCGTCGGTACCCGTGAAGTCGTCAGGCGTGAAGGGGTTGATACGAATCCAAGCCCCCGACTCCGTGCCGGCGAACTTCGCAGCCCCCACGGCTCCGGGGCCGAAGAACTTGGTGATCCATTCGGCGCGGGTCAAAAAGATGCCCTTCGACGCCGGGAACCACTTGCCGTCCTCGGTCTGGCCGGCCTCATTCGTGATGCAGATGACGTCCTCGTCCTTGAAGCAATTCAGCAGCACGTCGGCGGTCGTGAACGGCGTCTGCACGTCGACCAGCTCCGCCACCCGGTTAGGGTCGAAGACGAAGCGTCCGTTCGCGCCGACCCGGCGTTCGTTGTCCTTGCCCTTCGACAGCCAGCCCTTCTGGCGTTCGTGCGGCTTGACGTAGGCGTCGTTCAACTTGTGCCGCAGGTCTTTCTCCGACCAAGGGGGCGAGCAACGCGCGTTGAACTCCTGAAGCAATGACCAAGCGTCCGACCACGGTAGGTCGAAGCCGTTGGCCAGAATGCTGGCGGCGCGGTAGGTGGCGGGGTGTCCGCCTTGGCCGGCGACAGCGGCAGGCAGTTTGGCGAGATAGGCTCTCGCCCCGGAAATGCGATCTTCGGTGGTCATGGTGGCTCTTTGACTTGTGGATGCCTATTTCCGCTTACGCAATCTTTTAAGGAAGCTCGGCTTATATTCCTTCCAGATGTACTTCCTGGCCATGGTGACTTTGAATGACGGGTCACTATCACAGGTCAGCCCCATTACGTTATAGTCAATCCATTCCGCGCTGTCCTCCTCGGACTCATTCATGTACCTCATGTGTACCTGGACCAATCGGTAGTAAGAGTAAATCAGGAAGCCGTCCTTCGACGTACCAACGATGGCGTCGTCGAACCATTCGGCCGGCTCGATGCGGATGGCCTTATCGTGATACTTTGCCATCAATAAAATTGATGCGTTCCCCAATCCAGCGCATGACAGGAACTGCCATGCTATTGCCGCAGGCGTGGTAACGAGGATGGTCCGAACACTCTTCCTCCGGCTTACCTTTGTACGGGATGCGGCTCCAGTTGTCGGGAAAGCCCATCAGGCGTTCGACCTCGACGACACTCAAGCGTCTAACCGTCGACGGGGGGATGGCCACATGGGCGTTCTGATCACCGCTGTCCGTAGACACCGTCGGGAAAAAGTCGTAGGACGGGTTCGCTCCGCCTTGCCGGCGAAGATTACCAGGCTGAAAAGCGATGGCGTGGGTGGATCGGATATCCCCGGTCAAATCGAAGGTGTTAAGGCAATTGGCAAAGTCGGCCTTCACCCATGTCTCGTAGTCTTCCTTACTCTGTGCGCGGCGGCTTTTGCGGTAAGGAATCATTCCCCCTTCGCCACGTTCTGTAAGGCCGTCATTAGTGGAAGCGGCAGGCTCTTCCCCCTCCTCGTTGCCCTTTCGATTATTCCCCTGCAACATTCCGCGCTCAAACAATACCGCAGCAGGTGGTCGCCAGTCTCCAAGATATCCGACAAGGAACACTCTTTTGCGTCGCTGGGGAAGTCCGAAGCCGTTGCAGTCGAGCTGCCTCCAGGCACAACTATACCCGAGGTCAACCAGCGACCTTTGGAAGGCGGCGAAATCGAGTCCTCCACCGCTGGATAAAACGCCCGGGACGTTTTCCCAGACAATCCAGCGCGGTCGAAGTCGTCCAGCCAGCTCGGCAAAGGCAAGGGCGAGTTGACCACGGACATCATCCATGCCTCCTCGCTTGCCTCCGATTGAGAAGGACTGGCAGGGAGTGCCGCCGCAGAGGAGGTCCACATCTCCAATTGATAGGGGCCACTCGGCGTGTTTGGTGAGGTCTCCATAATTAGGTACGTTGGGGAATCGGTGTTTGAGGATGGCTGATGGGAAAGGTTCGATTTCGGAGAAGCCCACGGGTGTCCAGCCCATGTGGTGCCAGGCGACGCTGGCTGCTTCCATTCCAGAACATACGGAAAGGTAGCGAATTTTGTTTGGTGTTTCGCTCATGGGTGGCTGTTTATATTTGTACTGATTACTGTGGTTTTCAGAAATAAACAAGTACTGATCTTGGCTTGTGGAAATAGTGAAGACTTTGTCTTCGTAAATAAGAGGGCCGGTTCCGCCCCCTTTCACGCCTGGACGGATTGGTCCGCCCTTTGTACCAGAGCAGTTGCCTCCCCCCCGTACCTTGAAGCAAATGGGTTTCATTTCCCATAGAAATACTTCATCTGGATACGGCGTCCATCAAAAAATCGCAACTTCACCTTCTTCATTTTGCCGGTTTTACTCATATGAATCAACCAGACCCGCGCAGTCGAAAGGTGTACGTCCCATTCCTTCGACCAATCTCCCATTGATTTGTAGCCCTTCGGGACAGGCTCGGCAGCTCTAGACTTGATGGCCCATAACTCTTTCAAGACCTCTTTTGAATTCATACGGGTAAAATCCATTCATCTTGGCCGTGCGGCTGCTCATGCACCCACGGTATGAGTTTCTCGTCGGTATAGTAGCCGAAGACCATTCCCTGCGACCATGCGAACGTGGCCCTGCGCGTATTGGCGTAATCCATAGCCCCCCGGCGGGTAAGGGTGCCGACGCTGATACCCGTCGGAGTATCGTCCCGTCGACCCGTCATGCGACCGACCTTATGGGTATGGGCGAAGATCACATTCCCGTACATCTCGGCCATGTCCCGTGGAGCGTTCTCGCCGTAAACGGTTCCGTGCGTAAATTTGTAGTTGGCCAACTGGAACGCCTGCCAGATGCCGGTGTACTCGATGAACAGGGCTTTACGCTTACGGCAATGCTCGGTGATATCGTTGATCAGGCGAAGGGCGTAGCCGGAATAGACTTCGTCGTCCGAGGCCGCTTCGCGCCACAGGCGGACTTCATGGTTGCCAGCCAAAACGACGTTCGGGCGGAGCTGGTCTAGAAATTTCAGACCCCCGCCGATATCGGGTTCGACGGCGTCGCCCTTGCCCCGCGCCGACGACATGAAGGGGGTCATGTCCACGAAGTCGCCTAGGTGGACGGTCATATGGGGTTTCCACCGTTCCTTGAACTTGAGGACGCCCGAGATGGCCTTCGGGTCGGCATACATCCCGTGGGAGCAGCCGACCGCCATGAACCGCTTCCAGCCTTTATTGATGTTCATTGTTATTGTTAGGCAGGTGTTTAGGGGGTCGGCCAATGCCGGACCAGATGAAGGACACCTTCATCCGGGCGGCGGCTTCCTGCACGGCGCGGATGCTATACTCGTAGGCATAGGCGGTCTCCTTGGCGGTCAGGCCGTTCTTGATGCCCTCTAGGACGGCCAGCCTGGCCGGCGGACGCCCGTAGCAATTAATCTTCTGGCGACTCATCGGTTGAGCAGGTTGACCGCCTGGTGATCGCCGTTGTGCAACTCCCAGAACTCGACGTTGGAGCGGCGAAGGGTCGGAAGCACGGTGCGCTTCCACTTGGCCAGCTCGGCGGCGAACTCGTCCCGGCTGTAGGCCACGAACTCGGGATGCTCTACCTTGCCCCCGTCGAGGATGACGAGCAGGGCATGGCAGCGGCGGGGCATCTTATGGGTATACTGGGTAAGGTTGATAGGGGGCTTTCTCATGTGCGATGTTTGGAGGGTTTGAGTTTAAGGTTAAGGTGTCGGGCGGCTTCGTAAAGGCTGGCGCGGCGGTAGCCGTACTTCGCCTGGACGTCGGCGTAGGTCAGGCCGGCGGCGTGGGCTTCGACGACCGCTTGTTTGATTTTGCCGTAGTTGTTACGGCGGAGGGAGTGGGTTGCCATTTGTTCCAAGGTTTGGCCATCAGTTCGTTCCAGCGATCACGGTCGGCTTTGTTCACCTGCTGGGCTAGTCGTTTTTCGTAGGGGGTGAGCTGCTTGAGGCCGGGATGCATAATCTCTGGCCGGCGTTTCTTCACGGCTGCTTTCCCTCCTTGGCGGCGTTCCAGCGTTGAACGGATTGGTGAACGATGGTCGGGCCGTTGTAATCTTTAGCCATCTCCTCGTTGAACTGAATAGAGGAAGCCATCGCATCCCCGGCCTTAGTCAGCCGCATGACCTGACCGCAAAGCATAGCGGACTTGTCTAGTTCCTCGTCCAATTTCCGATCAAGGTAGTCGCAGTTGTTCTTCAGTCGCTCGACCTCGGCCTTGAGCCGGGTGCATTCGGCATCCAGTTCGTCGCAGATCTCCTTATAGCGGACGAGGTCGCGCTGGGCGATGACCATCGCCGCCCACTTGTCGGGGTCGACTGGGATGAAGCGGCTCATCAGTTGTTATAGCAGGCACGACGAATCGTGCGTTCGTGATGCTTCCAGCCGTAGCCCGGAACGTAAGCACGGACTCGACCGATGACGTCTTTGCCGACCAAGGTAATCTGGACGCTCATATTGTCGTCGTGGCAACTCAACCCCGTGCAGTCAGGCGGCAGGTTTTCCATCATGTTCACGATGGCGTTGTCTGCCCAGACCTCAAAGCCCAGGCGGTCGATTTGATCTCTGTCGGGTTTCATCGGTAGATGTGGTAGATTTCGGACGCTACGGCGCGGACGCCGGCGGGGTCAACCGCCAATCGGGTATGCAAGACCTGCATCGACGCCATCATGTCCGCCAAGCTCCCAGCCTCCTCGTCGTTCGCAGGCCCGTAGCCCGGACGCTGCATCTCGACCGTGACAATCTGGGCGTCCAGATGCTTGGCCAGAAACAAGTACTCATTCAGGTAACGCCAGTCCGACACCAAGGCCACGGGGCGGACGTCGAGCGGCGCGTAATCCAAGAACATATGCACTTGGGCGTTCAGGTGCCGAGCGAAGATATCTTTGTCCACCCCCCGGAGGGTACGGCCTAATTCGACCAGCAGCCCCCTATGGCGGACCTTGAAGTCTTCGGCGTGGAAGTCCCGCTCCCCGGCCTTGAAGACCCCCATCGCCCGAAGCACGTCGTTCGCCCGGTCCTTCAGGACGTCGGCGAACTTGAAGACCTCGGCACGGCAACCGTTGCCGTTGAAGTGTTCCATCAGACAAGCGGCGAAGGTGTCCTTCCCCGCGCGAGCGACGCCGGTGATCATAAAGACCAGCGGCTTGGTATTTTTAGGCATCATAGTTATCGAAGATTCGTCCGTAGATTTTTTGGAGGGGCGACTGACGGCTCCCGCCCTTTTGCATCCGCCAGTCGGAGGCGATGGCCTTCGACGCCGAGTCCTTGGACAGACGCTCGGCCCCGCGCACCCCGAACTGCTGGAGCTTACGCACCTGCTTGATGGTTGCCAGATTAAGGGCTTCCCGTGCCTTCAGACGGGCAATCATCCAGTCGGCCTGGTCAGCGGTCATCCCACGGGCGTAAACGCCGTAGGAGGCAAGCGAGTTGGCTTGGTAGTGGAACATCGAAGAGTCCGACGTCGACGCCGGCAGGACAAAGCCGAAGACGGCACAGGCGACGGACAGGTCGACCAGCCCCAGTTCCTTGGCCTCCTTCGTGGCCGACCGCTGCTCTTCGGCGGCGATACGGCGAAGCATGGCTTCCTCCGCCTGACGGTCGCAACCCTGCGCGGCGTCCAGAGGGTCATGCGAACCCTGAATCTGGGCGGACTTAGCCTGCGGGTGAACCGTGAAGGCGTCCGCCGGCGTGAAGGAATTCTCGCCGCTGATCCACATGGGGTCGAGGATGAGGCAATCGGTCTTGCCCGGAGCCGTGCGGAGACCACGCCCAATCATCTGGCACCAGAGGGCACGGGACTGGGTAGGACGCAGCAGGATGACGCAATCGGTTTCCGGGGCGTCGAAGCCCTCGGTGAAAAGGTTGACGTTGCAGAGGACACGCAGGTCGCCGTTCTTGAAGGCGTCGACGGTGCCGGCACGGAACTTGCCGGTGCTGCCGTCGGCGTGGCCGGCCTCGATGCCGCGCTGGCGGAGGTGGGCGACCAGGCGGAGGGAGGAGTCGACGTCGGGCAGGAAGGCGATGGCCTTCTTGCGGTCCCAGCGGTTCAGCTCGACGACGATGCTGTCGGCGACGGCTTCCAAGGCGTCCTCGTAACCGCGCAGGCGGATCAGGCTCATCTCGACGGGCATCTTCTGGGCCATCGGGCGGACGAGGTGACCCTGCTCGATAAGGGTGCGGATGGCAATCTCGTAGGCCGTCTCAAAGCCGACGGTCTCCAGACGCTGGCGGTCGAGACGGTCAGGCGTGGCGGTCACGGCGACCTTCGGGCCGGTGAAGGCGGCGTTGAACTTGGCCCAAGAAGAAGCGACGGCATGGTGGGCTTCGTCGAAGACGACCAGCGCGGTGGCCTTGTCTTCGGCGGAGATGTGGTCGAAGTCAGCGGAGAAGACGGACAGGGCTTCGCCGATCACGCCGGCACGGGTCATCGTCGCCGCAGCCTGGTCAATCAGTTCCTTGCGGTGGGCCACGAAGAAACACTTGCGGTTCGTGCCGACCTGCCAGCGGTGCATGATGCTGGAGGCGATGACGGTCTTGCCAGCACCCGTCGGAGCGATCACCAGAGGATTGATGCCCTTGGCAAGGTGCGACAGCGCGGCGGTGACGGCGGCTTCCTGATAGTCTCGGAGCTTGAGTTCCATGTTAGTTGGCAAGGTTGCGGTACTTGCTGCCGTCGACAATCATATAGCGGGGACGCTTGTTACCGCAGCGGAGTACGATGTAATCAATATCGGGGTTGGCCTTGAAGATGCAGGCGTACTCGGTGCCGGACATACGCTTGTCCAGCCAGTAGCGGCTACGCTCGCCACCGTCGCAGGCGACGACAGAACAGACGTGGCTCGGGTATTCGCAGAGCCAGATCGTGTGCGTCCAGTTGTCTTCAATTTCAGGATTGAAGGAGACTTCGTGTTCAATCGGTTCCTTGAGGGCTTCAAGGACGTATTGAAGATACTTCTTCTTGGACATCTTGCTGGTGTCGATTTCATCGCGCACGAACGAGATGAGTTGTTCTTCGGTGATTTTCATGGGTGTTATGGGTATTATGCGGGTGGCGTCCTTTGTTGTGTGCATCGGCGTCGGCAACACAAGCACAAAAAAGGAGGAACTTTCGTTCCCCCTT